GCTTCCCAATCGTCCGGGCTTTCGTCCGGAAACCGCGCCTCAAAATCCTCGCGGCTAATTTCATCCGTAACGAAACACCATTGCGCATCATCGCGGCTAATGTTCCGCGCCGCGTAATCCCACACCACGCTAAACGGTGACGGGATCGGGCGAAACGCTATGTCGAGTTCCCACCCGTCATCGTCGCTGTATTCCGTGACAATGCGAAAATGCCCCATGCCGCCAATGCACGCATGCTCCAACGCCATCGTGTAGGCTTCGCTCGCGCGCGTCCGCGCTTCAATGTTGCGGATTAGGCCCATGTAAACGTCGGCCATTTCCTTGTCGGCGCCGTCGCTCAGGGGTCGCACTTTGACCGATGGCGGGTTGATGCGCGCATCGTTCACCACTTGGCGCACAAACTGCGGCAAGCGGTTAATCGTCAGGATCGGCCGCCGGTCGGCCTCACGCTGCAACCGCACTTCGGACGGCCATTGTTCGCCCGCGTAAAACTGATAATCTACGCGCGCTTGGTCGCGGTTCGTTTTGTCGAACGCCACGCCGTCGTCGTAGCGCTCTTTGGCCAGCGATAGCAATTCGTCCATCTTCATGTGCGCACGTCCACAGCCTGGCGCAACGTGCGGCCGTCGCTAGTCGTCACAGTGTTGTGCAACGCGATGGACGTTGATTGGCCAAGGTCATACACACGGACCGCCGTTGTGTCGTCGTCGTTATAGGCGGAAAAAGGCACGTTGCGCGGGGGCGCGGCTTCCCATGCGCTGGCGCTGATCGTCGCGCCGCGTAGCCGTCCCTGCCAATCGAAGATCATTGTTGTCGTGTCACCGTAAACAGCGTGAAACTGGGGCCGCCCGCGCTCGGTCAACCGGCCGGGCGTGGCGAAAGAAAATGCGTCACCGTTCAGCAATCGCAATTGCGCGTCGCGCGGCGTGATCGGCGGAACAGGCAGCCCGGCAATGGACGAAACCAACGTCACCGCGTCAAGCGTGACGTTTAGCCTGCCGGTTTCTACGACCAAGCCCGTAGCGGCAAGCGTCACGTCGCCTAGCGTGGCCGCAAGCGTGCCCGTGGCAAAAATTGTGCCCGCAGCCGTTATCGTGGCATCGCCAAGGGTTGCCGCAAGCGTGCCGTCAATCGGGTTTGCGCCCGTGGCGGCAAGCGTTGCGTTGTCCAACGTTGCGGCAAGCGTGCCCGCAATGGGGTTTGCGCCGATTGCCGATAACGTGGCATCGCCTAGTGTCGCAGCAAGCGTGCCGTCAATCGCTGGCAGCACAATACCGGACGAACCGGCAAACGGCACACTCGCAAAGGGCTGCCGACCGTAGCTCATCAGCCCAGCACCAACAAGGGCACTTCGTTGCTGCCCGTGGCGTAGCTTAGGCCTGAGGCATCGGCCGGCAGGCTGGTTTGGCTGTCCACATATAGCCACTCGATGCTGCGGCGTGACACGCTAGCCTGAAAACCAAAGGGCGAATGCCCCATCGCCCACCCACCAATCTGGATGCTAGGCGTGCCAGACCCGCCAGTGAATTCTGGAAGTAGCGCGATGGCATACATATCGCCTGGCGGCATTGTGACTGGCGTGGCCAGTGCCGAGCTTGTGAGAGTAGAGCCCGACGTCAACGAACCAAGGCTGCCGAAGTCGATTAGCAAATTGAAAGGCTTCCCGGCCTCGTCAATGTCATAAAGCCCGGCTTTGATGCTGCTGGTGCCGCCCGTATAACCTGAGTTTGTGCGCAGCGAGATTTTACTGATCTGGCCCGTGCGCCGAATGGGCGTCCAAAAAAAAGACAATCGCTGGTGCGTTTGGCTGCTTGCTGTGCCCGCCTGGTAAATCGTTTGCACGACCACGCCCAAGTTATCTCCCGGCGTCGTGCTGGCCGCGTAGATGCCGCCGCTTTCCACCGTAGGCCCGCAGATGACTTGCTTGGTGCCGCTGGCCAGCGAGAGCGCCGTAGGCGCGGTGTTGTCGTAAGTCGTGCCGTTCCAAGTCCATTGCACCAACACGCGGCTAAGCACCATCGTAGCCAGATTAATCTCGCCCACGCCGCCTTCAATCGGCAGGCCGGCGGCATCCTGCACGACATACTCGACCATCCGCGTACCGGTGGCGCCGAACACGTCGGCATAAGTCGGCCACCCTGAAACCGCCGTAAGCGTGATCGCGCCCGTGCCGGTAGTAACGGTTTCCTGCTTGATCGCGTTAGCGCGCATGGTCGGATTAGCCGCTCACGCTGCCCAGGATGCACCAATGTCAAACGCCAGCACGTCGGCCACGCTGTTGAGCGCGGCGATCTCGCCGGCCAGCGCCAACTCGCGCGCAAAACAATTGGCGACGTGCGTTGCTACGGCCACGACTAGGCTGCCCATGTCGGCCGCCGAAAGCGTCACGAACGCGCCATCCATTCCTTTCCACTTCACATCAAAAGCTTGGCCGGCGGCAACGGCCAGCTGCGCGGTAACCACGGCGCCCGTCAAATTGTTCCGCGCCTCGCGGCTGGTGTCGATCCGCACGCCCAGCACGTCAACGCCGCCGACCTCTTGCTCGTAGCGATAGGCGGCCAAGTCGGCCAAACGCGCGGCCTTGGCCGCCGGCAGCGGGTCGTGCGTGGCGGCGATGGCCTCAGCCGCCGCCGCGTCGCTGGCAAACCAAACGCCGCCCCGCCGACCAATCGACAGGCCGGCGGCCTCGATGGCCTCGACTAGGCCAAACGGCGGGGCTTCAGGAATATTCGTGCGTTGCATTAGCCCAACACCAAAAGCGGAAGGTTCACGTTCGTAACCGCGTAAGTCAGGCCCGAAGCATCGGCTGGCAAACTGGTGCGGCCCGTCACGCCCAAACACATAATAATCCGGTTGGATAGGCCCGAAGCGCTAAGCACGGTGCCGAAGGGCGAATGGCCCATTGAAGCATTCGAGACTTGCAGCGTCGGCGTGCCAGACCCGCCGGTAAATTCCGACAACACGCCAATCGCATACATATCGCCCGGCGGAACATTTACCGGCGTCCCTAGCGCCGCGCTGGTCATGTTGCCGGCGACAATCGACCCAAGGCTGCCAAAGTTGGCCAGTAAATTGAACGGTTTGCCGACCTCATCAATATCGTAAAGCCCAACCTTAATCGAGCTGGTGCCGCCCGTGTAGCCGGTGCCGATACGCAACGACACTGTGCGAATTTGCCCGGTGCGCTTAATCGGCGCCCAGAAAAAATTGCACCTCTGATGCACCAGCGTCAGGGTTGACGTTCCGCTGTTCGCCGCCAGCGTCAGGACGCCCAGATTATCCCCTGGGCTTGTGCTAGCCGCGTAAACCCCGCCAATCTCAGCAGTCGGGCCGCAAATTACTTGTTTTGTCCCTGATGCCAACGAAACGGCAGCCGGCGCCGTGTTGTCATAGGTTGTCCCGTTCCACGTCCATTCTACGCGCACACGGGTTAACACCAGCGTAGACAACGCCAACTCACCGACGCCGCCTTCTAATGGCGCGCCTGTCGCATCTTGGATAATGTAGTCAACCATCCGCGTGCCGCTGCTGCCAAACGCGCTGGCATAACTAGGCCAACCCGACACAGCGGTAAGCGTAATGGCGCCAGTTCCGGTCGTCGTCGTCTCGTGCTTGAGCGCGTTGGCCCGCATCGCTAAGCGTTGCCATCCGTCAACGTAAATTGCGTCACGCTGAAAGCTTGGCCCGCCGCAAACGACGTATTGCTAACTTCCATGTCGCCGCCGCCGCCGGTTGCCGTTACCGTGCCCTGTATTTCGCAGGTCGCACCAGCCTTAAGGCGAAAATGCCCCGCCGTGCCGGTATTGTCCGCGCTCAAATCTTCCCATGTGCCGGCTAACGCCTTGGAGCCGCCCGACGCAGCCGCCATCCAGTTGCTAGGCAGCGTTAACGTCGCAAGCACTGTGCCCGCGTCCGCCGCCGCGCAATTTGCCGGCACAGAACCGCTGCGAATTTCTAGAGTTGGCGATGTGCCAATATGCACCTCAATGCCGTCCAGCCGATGGTTGCGCACTCCAACGGAAAACTGAATAGCCATTAGCTTGCGTTCCTGTTCATGCCATCCATCCGCCGGCACCGGCCGGCATCGCACGCGCGGCTAGCTTCGGCGCCGGCTTGACCCGCGCATGGCGCAACATCATCAAGCCATAACGCGACGCGCTGATAAGGTCGTCCCGCTCTGCCACAACGCGCCCGTCCTTCCGGTGATACAACCGGAACTCATCAAACCAATCCGCCAGGTTCGAGAAAACCTTAAACCGCCCCGTTTCCATCCGTGACAGCATGTCAGCAAGGCCAGCCTCAACCCCGTTTCCGCCGTCCGCGTGCGTCGCGTGATCTTCGAGCATCCGCAGCCCTTGGGCTTCATACTGCCCCGCCAAGGCCGCTCCAGATCCCTTGTCGTGCTGGTGCCCGTCATGGGGCCACGCCCAAGGCAACCAAGCGCCCCAAGGCCGCAGCGCCGCCGCGTGTATGATCGGCGTCGCTTCCTTCTGCCGATACGTGCGCGTGACGTAAACGCAATCCGCGTCCCGGTCCCAAGCCAGCGAAGCCGCCGCAAACGGGTGGTCCCAGCCAAAGTCCATACCGCCAATCTGCGGCCAGTGCGGCGGGATCGCCTTTGCCTCGCAGGTAATGCTTTCCTCAGTCACCGGGAAAATGCGCCCGCTGCCCAGGGTCGGCACGCCCTTAGTCCGCGCCTCGCGTTCGTGCGGCGGATAGCTGGCAATGATTGCCGCGCGCTGATCCGCCGTGTAATGCTCGGCGTCGTCAATGGTCATAACGGTTACGTGCCGCGTCATGCGGCGATGGCTTCCACCCGAACCGTGGCGCCCCGCGTTTCGCCCGCCGCCGTGGTCAACACCACACGCACCAAGCCCGCGTCCGCATTGGTCGGCACCGTCACCAGCGCGCTTGTCTCTCGCGCGCCCGTCACAACGCCGCTAACCGTGATGCTTTCGCCTTCCCAGGTCGCGCCGATGATCGTGTCCGTGCCAAGCGCCCCGCGCCAATCCAGCAGCAGCCGCTGCACGTCGCCTTCGCGCGCGGCAAACGTTGGCAGTCCGTCATCGTCCACGCGGCCAGGCGTCCCGAACGACATGGCGCCGCCGGCCAGCATGCGCAGCGTCGGCATTATGCGTCACTCCGCCCAAGGAAAAGCATTACCACGTCAGACATGCCCAGAAGAGGCGTGAACGTGATCCAGCCCCGCGCATCGGGAACCGCGTTCGTGCGCGTCAGTCCTTCAATATAAATGTCCATTGGCGGTTCTTCATCGAACCAAATCCAGTCGCGAGTTGGCCCCTGCCATTTCTCGCGGCCCTGCGAATACGCCTTGAAGCCAACCGTCGAAACCCCGCCGGACACATGCCGCACGGTCGCGTTGTCCAGCAGGTTAGGCGTGCCCATGGCCGGCTTGCAGTCCAGTAGACGAGCCTTGGGTATAAACCCTGTGCCGCGCGCCTCCACGCGCTCAGGCGGCCCCACAAGCTTTGCCTGCACAT